AGGAGCTTTTATACTTCAAAACAAGTCTTAATCGGTCCGAAAGTCGAGACCCAGGTTTCCCCTTATTATTACTAATAATTAGGTCTTTCACCAATTAAAACACTTAAGAACGTATAAACTACTTCCTAATCTTATGCCCGTATCTGGATTAAATATCCTACTCTAAAACTTATAAAAGTAATAGAACCCTCTTATTTTAAGGATAATAAGAAAACCGCTTCTCGTTCACTCAACAGTGATACAAGACAACACCAGGACCTCTATCAGACCAAATATAGTGATTACACCTCGTGGTTAAATTTCAAGAATTTCTTCAAGAAACGATAACTCACATGACGTAAAGATCTACGCTTGATATTAATATCGGCGAAAACGGAAGTGATAGGATTTATTGGTGGAAGGTTTTCCGATAGGTATTTCAAGATTTGCGCAAACATGAAATCAAGTTTGCTCATGTCGAAAGGCATGTAGTCCTTTTTAGAACCATCATCATTCATAATAGTAATAACTAGTTCAGGGGACGGAGTAAAACTGTCCATCATACCAAATACCTTTGGGTATTTCTTACGATAGGTTATCTTAGGAAATGTTAGATTAGATAATCTAGCATATTCTTCGATTAGTTTTAATTTCTGTTCCTGAAGGCTAGGTAGTGCGTTAGAATGAACGAAAGTTCCATTAAGAAAGACAAATCCGTCATATTTATCAATACAATCTTTACAAGATATTAGGGCCTGTTCCTGTTTTAGAGACCATTCTTCCTTCAAAAATTCCAATAATTTAGCTAGAGACCCCATTGCTTCTAACTTACCTATAGTTTGACTTCACTTTCGTGGAGTCGCGCTATGAGTTCGTAGGAAGCCAAAAGGCTCTGATAAATTCCATATTAACGCATCAATATCCAATCAGGCGAACCTGAAGATATTTTTATGTTTTAATGTGGTTAAGAATTTTCGAACGAAGAAATAATCAATGCTAAGTCCTTTCTCTCTCAAATCTACAAGTAAATTTGGGATATGAAGTTTATTAGTCAGAAATAAAGAAACGTTCTTCGGACCTACGGGTGAGAAATCACCTTTTGGACCAATTATCCGCTTCGCAAACTCCATAACACCTTCTTTGGATTGCAAGGATTTGCTTTTATTAATTGAGACGCCTAATTCCTCAGTCATTAATTTGAAATATTCTTGAGCTACTAATTCATTAGTTATAACAATATCGTCTCCGAGTAACGAATACTCAGTAAACCATGTTCTTATACCACAACGAGTAGCAGCCAATTGTACAACAAAATGATGAGCTAAAGAAAAGACTCCTCAACTACTTAAAGCACCCATCGGTTGTCCAGCTCCGTAAGTATAGAATGCATTAGTCTCCCTTAAATAATACGATCGATCAACCAATACACTTTTTCAAGCGTTGGCGATGTCACGATTATAAAGGAAGGATAATACCTCAACTTGTATATCAATAGGAAATCTATCCGTAGCAGCAGACAGGTCGTAACAAAAGGTTTTACCCTCTTTATTACGCTCTATCAAATCTTTTACAGGTTTGATTTGGTCAAATGCACCATCCTGTGGTATCAGCTTTAACACTGAGAACACATGATCATGTATAGGTTTCAATACAGATTGAGTTCATATATCTACGATAGCGAAGACACGCCTTTTACCTGCAGGCTCGTCTTTAACAGCGAGCTTACCCAATAATTCTTTCCCACTTGGTTTTAAATCGCTAAGTACTTCTCATTCCCTTTCTAATAGAGGATAAACCCCTGTTTTGAAATAGTCAGATAATACTTTAAGACCTTTAACCACCTCCGAGCCTTTTAATGCAATAGCATCATAAGGAGCAGAGAAGAGTGAGATTCTATTATTCGGTCCTGCGGTTACTAAAGATAATAAATTGTAAGGGAGTACACCAAATTTTGTTTTATCAAAAAGTGGTTTAAATTTTAGACTTAACGTATAACCAACCTCCCAAGGATTTAATCCTTTTGAAGTTGATTTATCAGTTATAGTCTCTAACTTAAGTACCCCCGGACATCTTATAAGTCGATAGCAACCTAAAAGTGCAAAGAGAACCCTGATTACAGATTGAGCATCACGGTGATTTATATCTTTTACAATTAAATCACGGCAACGCCCAGTTATAATCATAGGAACTCCACCCGGTGCCCCAACTCTCAAAGAAGACTCTGAGACCTGAGGATTACCAGCTACAACAAATTGAAGGAGACGATTGGCTTCTTTTAAGTAGTCAACAGTGTATTTAGCACCGTTGTTACGTCAAAGATTATCAATTGAATCTTTCACTTTAGAAATAGATGATAAAAGTCTTGGATCAGATATTGGATAAAGAGAAATTAATACTTCGTAGTACCTTTCTAATTCTTTCGAATTAAGAAGATACGTAAAAGTATTATTATCTCCTTGTGAATCGATAAGCTCTGGAAATAGGAAATTATTATTTGTGTTTTTCATGAATTTTAGTTTGTTATTTCTCACCTTAATTAGAGCCTTTCATGTGCTGTGTGACTACCTTATTTAGGTATTCACCTAATAATAATTATAAAGTAATTATTCATAATCTCATATAATCGCGCCCGCCCACCAATATATATTATTATATTACCGGACGAGTTAGATTTATAGAAGTTGGTTATGAAGGAAATTAAATTATAATTAGAATTATGTTACAGTAGTGACTGGGGTTAATTAAGTAGAGCCCAAAGAGACCAAAGAGACTAACTTTTGGTTAGGTATGAATATTCACATACTTTAGCCGTCCCGATTAATAAATTAACCATACTCTCACTACATCTTACGATGGGAAAGGGATTAGGGTTTGGCATAGGGAATACTACATTACGTAGGGGCCCCAATAACGGTTTTAACGCCG